TGCAGTGACTTAATACTGGACGTGGACTGGTCCGTTCGCCAACGCCAGATTTTCGACCTAATTGAAATAGGCGCATCAGTCCCGTTGGTTCTGCGGGTTTCCCGCTGACACATTCAATTAAATAGAGATGGCGCTCATGTGGCGGCTTAAGCTTACGCAATAGCCACCTGCCAACCACCTCAAATACTGGGTCCTCACCCATCAAACTAATGATCTTCAGCCGACGGAGGAGTGAGTAATCACCCTCATGATAGCGCTCCGAGTAGATTAGAGAACGAAAGAGCTCCCTCAATTTCCGGCGCGCCATTCCCTGGTACCAATAATGTCCAAGGAAGTGACAATTGTTGGCGTAGATCACTAGTGACTTCTCTACACTTAGAGTCATTGAAAACTCATCATGTAGAGTACGTGCCACAGCATCCATGTCTAGTGGCCCAGGCAAAGTGAAGACTGAATCATCCCCAAGCACATAAATGTGACCTGGTTGCGGCGCCATTCCAAAGTGGCGAATACATACGTAGTTAATGAGAATAAAGTTAACTACGCTCCCAACGAGTTGGGTGAAATATGAACCACTTGGTATGCCCGCATGCTTCATCCAACCCTTTCCATCAAACATGATTATTGGAGTATGGATGAAGTAATTGACAATCCGGTCCCACAAGCACTGGTACTCACGGGACAGATTTCCAAAATTGGCACGCAATATCTCGAAAGCAATCGAGATGAGCTTGGGTGAGATGGAGGCGTCAAACTTCGAAAAATCGAAGCAGTGTTTAACACCGGAGACTGATAACTGCAGCATTCTACACCCAATATCATACTTGCGTTTCCCAAGTAAGATGGGCGTATCACTGCTGATAATCTCGTCGATTAATGGACGAGCAAATACAGCCTCCATCAAAGTTACCTCCAGTGGATAGCCCCAGATTAATCTGGTCTTTGGGCCGCTATCACCATGTTGTACTCGATGGAAACTGACGCATGGTGGTAAGTCTCCATACCAGCGCCGACGAAACCGCCTCTCCACCTTTGCAAACGCCCTTGGGAACGCCCTTAACTTAGAAGTGAAGTCCGGATAACCTGAATTCCGGTCTAAATTTATGGCGTTTAGCAATGTACTGCGCTCGATTGGCAGTGGTGTAAGATTAAAACGAGAAAACTGCCTTCTCGCTGCAGCCACCGCTTGAGCAAAGGCTTTGGGATCCGGACGGAAATTCCGCCATTCACCATATTTATGGAGGGTTTGGTATAGAGCATCATGATCAACCACGCTCTTATTATCGCGGCTGTCATTAAACTCCATACCATAGCGTTCCCTAACAATCTCAGCTAAACGGTAATCTTTAATAA